TAAATAGGAGGCAGCCTTAATGGCAACAAAGATTAGACACAAGCGTAGTAGTGTGGCTGGAAAACAGCCTTTAGTTTCTCAACTTGAATCAGGCGAATTGGCAATCAACACAGCAGATGGTAAAGTATACTTACTGCGTGACGATAATACAGTTCAAGATATTACAAAAAGAGTTTTTGAAGGAAATACTTCTTTAACAGTTGACGATTTATCAGATAGTACCAGTGCAGCAATCACTGCAACAGTTAATAATGACACAAAGATGTCTATTACAGATAATGGTATCAATATAAATGACGATGTGTCTATCGAAAATGCAAATACATTAACATTTAAAGAACTAACAGCTTCGGGTGCTGATGGTGTAAGTATTAAAGCACCAGATACATTAGATGTCGGCTACGACCTTACATTGCCTCTACGTACAGGTACAGTTGGCCAATTGTTAGCAACAGACGGCTCAGGAAATTTATTTTTCCAAGATGCAGATATATTTGGCGGTAATGTTGTGTATGTTAGTGCCGAACAAGGTGACGACGATAACGACGGTCAAAGTGCGCCAGTTAAAACTGTTAAAAGAGCAGCACAAATTGCTTCTGGCTTGGTATACAATGCCGACGGGACAACAAACGGGACAAGAGTTAACATTAAAGTTGCTGTAGGTGACTATACAGAAGACAACCCAGTTATTATCCCGGACAATACTGTTGTCAAAGGTGACGGTTTGCGTGGTTGTATTCTTCGTCCTGGTAATGCCAACAGAGACTTGCTACGTGTTCGTAACGCTTGTTACTTTGGTGAATTTACATTCCGTGACGGTGTTGATGAAAACTTTATTCCATTAATTACAGCTGACTATGCTGTGGCATTTGACGATCCATTTGATACACAGACAAGTCGTGAAGGTTACACCAACTTACCTAATACAAGACCATTTATCACAACATCGCCCTATATTCAGAACGCTAGTATTATTTCGTTCTTAGGTATGAACGGTGCTAAAATCGATGGTAGTAAAATTACTTCACCTAACGTTGGATTCATTCCTCAAGAACAAGAAAATCCAGTTGTTGGTGCAATACCTGAACAAGGTAAATCAATGGTTGCTAACGCTTTTACTATGCTGAGCTTTGGCGGCACAGCGTGGCGACTAACCAACGATGCTTATGCACAGATCGTGTCTTGTTTTGAAATCTTCCTACTCAACGGTGTTTACTGTCAGTCGGGTGGATATTGTTCTATTACCAACTCTGCTACTAACTTTGGTTTGTATGCTCTACGTAGTAGTGGTTATTCTCCTAAAGCATTTGAATTTGACAGAGCATTTGTGTCTGCTACTGGTGCTAGTGAAGGTTTGCAAACTTTAACAATTACAGGTATTAATCGTGATGCACCTGTTGAAGAATTTGTTTTACGTTTTAGAGAAGCTGATTACAAAATTGCATATGAAAAACTATTAGTTGAAAAAGATGATATTGCAAATGATACAGTAACTTGGATTAATGCACAAATTGCAGCAGCTACTCCTAGCATATGGGCACAATTTGAATATGACGCAGCTAAATGTGCTAGAGATGTAGGCCTACTTGTAGATGCAATTAGATGGGATGCTGCATTTGATTCAAACTATAGAACAGTAAGTTCTGCATTAACATATTTTAATGGTAGATTTCCTGCTGCTTTATTTGCGGCACAGAAAGATCAACACATAGAAGCATTTACTCAGGCAAAACCTTTTACTTCAAATATTACACAAAATTCAACATATGATGCAAGAGTGAATGCTTTATGGGACGAAGTAATTGATATTTTAACAAATGGCGATGAAAATACAGTACCAGGCGATGGTGTTGCTGATGCATATAGTCTTACCGATCCAACTGATTATAACACAAGTTATCTAGTAGGTTACGGTGATGCAAGAGATCAGCTAGATAACAACCGAACCTTTATTATTGCAGAAATAACTGCATGGATCGCAGATCAAGTTGCAGCAGAAAATTCTCCTTTTGTTTCTAGCTTTACATATGATGTTGCAAAATGTGAGGAAGATATTGGCTTAATATTAGATGCATTAAAATATGATTTAACCTATGGCGGTAATTTACAAACATTTGATGCAGCAGTTCAGTATTTTGTGGGTGCTACAAGCCAACTAGGTGCTACCGAAACACAGCCTACAATTGCAGCGTATGGTAGACTACAAACTGTATTAAGTGAAGTTATTTTAGAAACAACAGTTACAAAATCAAGTGGAAATGCAGAAACACAGGACACTACTGCAACCGCAGGTAGTGCAGCAAGTGCAACATTTGTCGAAGACAGAATTCAAGAAATTATTGACTATATTGACGGAAACGGCGAAACATTACCTACTAAAATAGAACCAGAAACAGATTGGGTCGCACAAGTATTAGTTGATGATTTAAATAGATTAAATTCTGAAGCACAAAAAAATATTGGTCAAAATGTAAATGCCTACATCGAAGGTCAAGTAGATGCTGCACAATGGTATAACTTCACATATGATCAAGCAAAATGTTTGAGAGATACAAAACTTATTGTTGAAGCAGTTGCAAAGGATGTTTGGGACACTGGTAACAGATATTCACGTAGTGCAGGTTTATCTTATTATACAAAAAATCTAGCTGATAGTACTGCAATACAGATCAGCGGGCAAGAAAGACAAACAATTTCAGCTATTGAACAAGCAAAAACTTACGCTTTGACCTATTTAACAAGTTTATCTTCTGATGTACAAGATTTTGCTGGATCAAGGTTTGACATTGTAACGACAATTATTAATGACGGTGGCGATTTACCAGATGCACAAGATGTGAGTTCAGAAGGGGATATCACCAACGACTTTAAAACAAATGCATCCGAAAGCACATTCAATGCTGACACTGATGTAAACACAAGTGTAGATGTAATTACTATTGTAGGTCATGGATTTAGTAATTTACAAAAAGTAATTTACGATCCTGATGGAAATGCTCCTATATTAGGTTTAGATGCTGAACAAACATATTATGTTAATGTTATTAATGACGATGAATTTAGTTTAACATTTGATGAATCGGGTGATTTTCCTGTTAACATACTTGAAAAAAGCACAGGAACGCACAAACTATTATCTGGTGTAATTGAGTTTTTTGTTAATGAGGTTATCTCGTCGCATACAACTTATCAAACACTAGAACTAGAATCAGGTTCTGAAAGCTTTGAATTTGTTCCAGGTAGACAAATTACAGGTACTACAGGTGCAAGTAACAACAGTGCTATTGTATTCAGTTGGAAACCATCAATAAGAGAATTGATTGTAAGTGTCGAAGAAGTTGCAGTTGGTCAAAGTTTGTTGCGCATTCAATTTGACGAAACTAGTACAATTACTCAAGACCATGCTGGTACTCCAAATACTGCTATTGGTGTAAATGCAGCCAGTGCAAAACTAGGTTTAGGCACTGCAACTTTCTCAGTGAAAGCGACTGACGGCAGTAGTAGTTTTACAAACTTGGTAAACTTGCCTGAAAAACAAGTTTGGTTCCACAGACCCAGTATTGTTAACAGTTCATCACATACTTGGGAATATGCAGGTTCTGGTACAGACTATAACGCACTACCGCAAAACGGCGGTAACACAAGAAGTGAGTTTGAACAGTTTGAAGAACTTCCGGGACGTGTTTACTCATCAGGTACAAACGAACTTGGTGACTTTAAAGTTGGTGACTTTATTACAGCGTTCAACAGAACTGGTAACATTACCTTCCGTAACAAAGTTCAGGTGGACGAACTTGATGCACTGAGGTTGAGTGTTAGTGACGTTGAAATCGAAGAAATTTCAACCAGTGTTAACTTGGGAGACGATGAGTTAGGTGGCGCAAGTAACAGCAGACTTAGTACACAGTTAGCAGTGCGTTCATTTATTTCAAACAGACTAGGTGGTTTTGTTGACAAAACTGTGTCAACTGCGGCTGTTCCAGGTGCTATTGTTCAGCTTAACACAAACGGTCAGTTGAACGCAGACTTGATTCCTGCTACACGTCAGTTTACAAACACAAACACAGATGGTTATCTATCAAGACTAGAACAGGTCGATGATATTCCAGCAAGTGATTTGAAAGCTGGTGACATTGCTACAGAAAACTATGAACAAGTTGAACTTACTCTAAGCGGAAATATTTCAGCAACAGACGGCGATGCCATAACACAACCTAGTGCATTTGGCGCAACTGGCTATTCAAAAGGCACTTATGTAAATAGTGGAAACATTCTTGTTGCTAGTATAGGCGGAGAATGGATAGAAAATGATGACAGTACAGGCTCACAATTCCAAACAGGTGTAGGCAATAATATTTTTGTAAATGGCGTTGACAGTGGTGTTTATCCTACAGCACTTGGCGCATCCAGTGCAGTTATCGATAACTTCTTCTTAAGAAGCTCGAATACAAGTCAGTTCTTGGTTGCAGATCCAACAGATAATTATACGTTTACAACCAGTACAATAACCAACTTGGAAAGAACATCAAATGTAACAACTGCTACTACTAGTGGTGCACATAATTTACAAATCGGAAATCAAATCAGTGTTACTTGTGACGACAATGAAACATTTGAAGAAAATACAACAGTAATCAGCACTCCTACTAGCACAACATTTACATATGCAAATGTGGATCCTGATGATGTAGCAAGCTTTGCTGTATCAGATGGATTTGTAGGCAGTGTTGTACGCAGTGCTGACGGTAACGCACAAGGCAGAGTTTCAGAAGTACGTTATGGTGTTTTGACAGGTATTGACAATGCCAATATCGACGGAGGTACACTGTATACTCCTATAGCCGGTACAAAAACTTACGAAAATGTAGCTCTTACAAATAACTCTGGCAGTGGTAGTGGTGCAACGGCCGACATTACAGTAACAGCAGGTCAAGTCACAGATGTAGACATAAAAACAGGCGGTACTGGTTACGCAACTGGAGATTTGCTAAGTGCAGCAGCAAATACTATTGGTGGCACAGGCAGCGGGTTTGAAATTGAAGTTACAAGTTTTGAAAAACGTATATATGTTGATATTTTAGGTGGAGAACTATTTGTTGCAAGTGCTTCTAGTGTTGACTTTGTCGAAGATAACAGTGCAGTGCAAGATGCTAAAGATATAAACTTAGACGATCAAATCAGTAATAATTTCTTAGCAGGTAGCGACGGCGCTGGCGGCAATGTAGATTATACAGATAATAGAATAGCAATTACAAATCACGGTTACACAAGTGGCGATCCTGTCACTTATGATACACTGGGTAACACTCCGATTGGCGGACTATTAAACGGACAAGTTGTCTATGTAAAACGTATTGATGATAACACTATTGAATTGTACGAAGGTTTTGCACTTCTAAACCAAGTTGAATTTACAAGTACACCGGCAAATAACAATCATAATTTAACAAGATTTACTGTTAACATAGATGATAACAGTATTCTTTTAGAAAATCATGGACTAACAACAGGTGATGCTATTAGAATTAATACTTTGTCAGATGGTAGTACCAGTAACGAACTTCCTACAGTTGACGGCGCTGACCCTATTCCAGATGGTTCTAGATTCTTTGTAGGTAGTGTTACTACTAACTCGTTTACTCTACACGTATTACGCAGCGATTCATTGAACAGTATAAATGATCTAGTAACAAATCCAGAAGATTTAACCAGTATAGGTGTAGGTAGTGCAAGAATTACTCAAAGTAATGTACAGATTAGTGCAGTTGTAAACACTTCAAGTAGAGTTAAAGCAAACTGGAATTCACTTGCTGTTACCAATATTGATGCAGATAATATTATCAGTGGTATTATTAGTCCAAGTAGATTAGCAGGTGCAGGTGTTCCTAACACCGATACTTTCCTTAGAGGAGATAGTGCATACGAAGTTGTTGTACAAAAGCTTAAAAAAGCACCAACAACAGATAATCCAATTACTCTAACAGGTAGTAGTATAAGCCAAGAATTTTATAGCACAGTCAGTGTAGGCATTAACAATGTTGATTTAGATCCAGGCGGAACTTTTAGCACGTTGGGCGTAAGTAGATTTTTACAAAGTCAATTTGATGTCAACGCAAATGCTAGTGGTGAAGTATTCATTAAAGACGGTGTAGTTGATGCAGGTACACTAGACAGTTTAGATAGTGCTTACTTCTTAAACCCTGCTAACTTGACATCTCCTGTTCCGGTTAACAGAGGTGGTACTAATATAACCACATATGCAAGAGGAGATGTGTTGTATGCAGAAACAACTGGTACATTAAATCCTTTAAATATTGGTAGAAACAATGCTATTTTAAAATCCAATGGCGAAACACCTGAATGGGGTACAGCACTTGATCTAGCTGAAGGTTTGGATGTTGGTGCGGCTGCTCTTACATCAGCAAGTACAGGTAGTGGTAGTGTTTACAACAGTAATGTAACAAGTTTGGAAATTGGAGGAGATGCTACAAATATTCAAATAGGTAGCACAAGCACCACTAGAGATTTATTTACATTCTTAGATGGTTATGATGCTAGTGCAAGCCAAAATGTTGTTGCAAACTTAAAAAGCATCACAGCAACAACAAATGATGTAACAGACAATGGATTAAATGAAATTCCATTAGCTGATACAAGTGCAGTATTAACAGGTATGATTGTAACAGGCAGCGGCAGTATTCCTGCTAATACAACAGTCAGCGGTGTTACTGGTGATTACATTTATCTGAGCAATGATACAGTTGGTACAATTTTAAATGGTACAACACTAACATTTACTTATACACCAAAAACATTAGGCGTTAACACAGGTGATACAATCACTGTAAATGGTAGCACAATAACAAATCTAGACGGTAGTTGGCCTGTAATTGGTGCTACTGACAATGCTACTTCGTTTACATTCCAAACAGATGCAAACGTTACTGCAAATCCAGTCAATGTTCCTGCAGGTTCTTTAACAATAAACAGTAATTTCATTATCAAAAATGCAAATGTTGTAATAGGTAATGGTGAAGCAAGTACTGCACCTACTGATGCAGTTGTTAATGGTACAAATGCTATTGGCATTGACGTAGGTGGCGGAGAACTGAAATTAAAAGCAGGACTAGGTACAGGTAACGCAACCGGCGGCGACTTTGTTGTTGAAACAGGCGAAGTATCGACTACAAGCGATTTACAACACACAGCAACAGAAAGATTGCGTATTGACACAAGTGGTAAAGCAGCATTTACAGGCGAAGTAGAAGTAAACGATACAATCAGTACAACTGAAACAACTGTTGCATTATTAGACGATACAGCAACTACTATTAACTTTGGTGGTGCAGCTACAACTATAGATATAGGTGCAGCAACTGGTACAACAACTGTTAAAAATAACTTTGATGTTGAAGGTGACTTTGGAGTAAAAGGCGATGTGCTTTCTACTGACATCACAGGAACGTTTAATATTCTAAACACAAATGCCACAACTATCAATGCGTTTGGAGCAGCTACAACCATTAATATGGGTACAGGAGGCGACGGTGGAGGTACAACCACTATCGGACACGACTTAGTTGTAACCGGCGATTTAACTGTAAACGGAAATACTACAACAATCAACAGTACAACACTAACTGTAGATGATTTAAACATTGTAGTAGCAAGCGGCGCAGCAAATGCAGCAGCAGCAAATGGTGCAGGTATCACAGTTGATGGCGCTAACGCTACACTGACATATGACAGTACAAACACTAGCTGGGATAGCAGTGAAGACTTTAATTTAGCAAGTGGTAAAGCGTTCTACATCAATGATGCAAGTGTTCTTAACAGTACTACACTAGGAGGTGCTGTTGTTAACAGTAGCCTACAAACATTAGGAACAATCAGTACAGGTATTTGGCAAGGTACAATTATTTCGCCAACATACGGTGGTACAGGTGTAAACAATGGTACCAAGACTATCACATTAGGCGGCAACTTTACACATAGTGGTGCTCACACACTAGGATTGACTACAACTGGTAACACAAGTGTAACACTGCCAACCAGTGGTACATTAGCAAGAACCGAAACAGGACTAAACCAGTTTGCTTCAACAACAAGTGCTCAACTTGCAGGAGTACTAAGCGACGAAACTGGTTCAGGTTTAGCTGTGTTTAATAATAATCCTAACTTTACCAACAGTGTAACAACCAGCAGCACCACAATGAATGTGTTTAACACTACTGCTACAACTGTAAATGCCTTTGGTGCTGCAACTACATTAGGATTAGGTGCAAGCAGTGGTACAACAACAGTGAACAATGATTTAAGTATCACAGGCAATTTACAGGTTGGCGGAACAAGCACAATTGGAGTAAGTGGAGGCACATTAACATTTGCTGACACAGGCGTTACTACAGTAAATGCATTTGGAGAAGCTACTACATTGCGATTAGGTGCTACAACAGGTACATTTAACATACGCAACGCTACTGTAACATTAGATGGTAATTTAAATGTAAATGGCAACACAATTGACACAGACGAAACTGGTACATTTAATTTGCTTAAAGATAATGTTACAACTGTTGCTTTTGCACAGGCTGCAACTGCCATTGTTATAGGTGAAACCACAGGTACAACCACTATTAGACATGATGCACAATTCAACAACGATGTCACAGTTGATGGTAACTTGTTTATTGGTGCAATCGACGATGTTCCAATTGGACAAACTACACCTGCTGCTGGTGGATTTACTACACTAAGTGCAAACAACTTTGTAACATTTACAGACACAACCAATGCAACAGGTGATTTTGCAACAGGTGATGCCTCAGTTAAAATATCAGGTGGTTTACACGTAGCAAAAGATGTACGTGCAGATAACTTCATTGGTGATGCTAGTGCAAGTGATTTGACAAGCGGAACTGTTCCAGATGCACGTATTGCATCAAGCAGTATCACGCAACACCAAGCTGATATCACAGGAACAGGCATACTTAATTCTGGTAGTATCAGCACTGGATTTGGTAATGTTAATATTGGAACTAGCACATTCTCCGGTAATGGTAGTGGATTAACAGACTTGTCTGCTACACAACTTACCACTGGCACTGTTCCAGACGCTAGAATACAGTCTAGCAGTGTTACACAGCACCAATTAGACATTACAGGAACTGGACAATTAACTGCTGGTAGTATTGGCCAAGGATTTGGTAGTATTGACATTGGTAGCAACAGTATTAGTGCTACAGGTAATGCAAGTTTGGGTGCTACCAACTTTAATGATAATAACATTACAAATGTTGGCAACATTGCACTAGACACATTAAGTGCTGATAATGGTAGTACTATCGGATTTAATTCAAATGCAATTGTAACTATCAATAACACAAGTAGTGCTACAAGTACAACAAGTGGTGCATTCCGTGTAAGCGGAGGATTGGGTGTTGCTGGAAACATTTACGGCGGCGCAATTTTCACAGCTGATGGTAGTAATATACAATCACTAAATGCAAGTTTCTTAGCAAGTGGTACAGTCCCAAATACTCGTATAAGCGGTACATACAGTAACTTAACAGGTACTGGTGCTCTTGGTGCAGGTGAAATTACAAGCGGATTTGGTAATATTAATATTGGTTCAAGCACATTTACTGGTAATGGTAGTGGCCTAACTAATGTTGATGCTGCAACATTAGATGGTATTGATAGCACACAATTCTTACGCAGCGATGCAGCAGACACTATGAGCGCATTGCTTACTATTAGTCACGCAGGTGACGAGATACTTCGTTTAGCAGATACAAGTGCGTCTGGAAATCCTTATGTAAGTTGGTATCAATCATCCACACGTAGAGCATATATGCAGTACGTTGATAGTGGTGATATTTTACGCTTGGCTAATGAAGGTGGTAACACTAGAATAGATCTAGATGGCGGAACTAGTGGACTGAAATTTATTGAAGGTTCAAATACTTACACAGTTTGGCATTCAGGTAACGACGGCCCTGGTAGTGGACTAAATGCCGATACACTAGATGGCGTAAGTTCAGGTAGTTTCCTACGCAGTGATGCAAATGACAGCTTTAGCGGTACAATAAGTGGTGCTGGTACTATTAGTATTACTGGTAACATCACTGCTGCATCATTTACTGGTGACGGTAGCGGACTAAGTGGTATTACTGCTGATGATGCTAACACACTTGACGGCCTTGATAGTACAGCATTCCTAAGATTAGGAACTACTGGTACAGTAACAGCACCACAATATTTTCGAAGTAATCTAGGCGGATCAAGCGGTTCGTTGAGTAATCCTCCACTACAAGCATATGCAACCGGTGGTAACTCTGCGTTTATGAGTTTCCACAGAGCTGGTTCCTATGCTGTAAACATGGGGTTAGACAGTGATAACGTGCTACGTATAGGTGGCTGGTCGGCGTCTGCAAACAGATGGCAACTTGCTATGAACGGTAATATGACAGTTGCTGGCGAAGTTACAGCATATTCAGATGCATCATTGAAAGATAATGTCGAAGTTATTGCAGATCCGTTAACTAAAATACTAAGCATCCGTGGTGTAACATTTACCCGTAATGATCAAGAAGATACTGAACGCAGACACATGGGTGTTATTGCACAAGAAGTAGAGAAAGTAATGCCAGAACTGGTTGATACAGATGCGTTTGGTATAAAGACTGTCAACTATGGTGCAATGGCAGGTGCTTTCATTGAATCATTTAAAGAACAACAAAAGCAAATTGATGAACTCAAAGCAATGGTAAAAAAACTACTAGATAAATAAAAACATAGGATAGCCAATTTACTTGGCTATCTTTATTGACAACAATTAAATATAATGTTATTATAACATGAGTAAAAAATAGGAATATAGTATGGCTTTACCTAATACTGGTAGTACAATTACAATGAGTCAGATATCAAATTACTTCGGCGGTCCGTCTAGTAATATCAGTATTGGTGCTGACTTAGGTCCATATTTAGGTATTTCAAACGGTACTACAATTACAATGAGTAGTACATTTGGCGGTTACTATTTCCCATAATTAACAGGAGAAACTATGAAAACATTATATGAAGTAATGAATGTTGATCTCGCCGATGAATATACAAAGGCAAGAAAAGTAGCCAAAGGCGCAACATTAGGCTTAGATGAAAAACTTGCAGATCAGGTTGCAAAAGCAATTGAAGAATTGGATATTCCACTTGATGATGAAAGACATCATTGGATTCAAAAACTAGGCAGAGCAGCAGGTGTAGATCTACTTACACTAGGAAAAGTACAACCAGAAAATATGTTAGCAATGGCAGGTTTAGGTGATGACTTTTCTGAAGCAGTAAAAGTTGCAACCAGCACAGCACGTAAATTGAATCAAAAAACAATTGATGCTGAAAAAGACTTAAACGAAGAACTTATTCCAAATACAACATTATGAAAATAAGCATTTGTGTGCCTTGTAGAGATCAAGTACACACGCTATTTACAAGAAGTTTGGTAAATCTTACCAATAGACTTACACGTAAACAAATTGATTTTCAATTACATTTGTTTGCTGGCAGTGTTATCTGTGAGTCAAGAACCAGGCTTGTAGAAGAAGCGTTAAGTGTTGGCAGTGATAAAATCTTATTTTTAGATAGCGATATGCAATTTTCTGCTGATATACTTGACAAATTGTATTCTCACAACAAAGATATTGTTGCTGGGCAATACAGCACAAGGTATGCTCCTTACCAAACTGTCGCATTTATGGATCCTAATAACATAGACGTTAGACTTGACATATCAAAAGGATTGCATAAAGTGTGGGCAGTAGGAATGGGTTGTATGCTTATAGATATTGATGTTTTTCATACATTACCCAAGCCTTGGTTTGCACACGAATATAATAAAATTAACGACACATTTAGCGGCGAAGATATATATTTTTGTAATCAAGCAATGCATCATGGCGTAGATGTATGGGTTGATGCAGACGTACAACTAGCTCATATAGGAACAAAAGGTTATACATTATGAGAGCAATAGACAGATTTGATAGGTTTTCTAAACCATTACACAACGGACAGGATCAACTTAAAAATTTAATTTTTGATAGATATCCTGTAATAAAAACAGACGACTATTGCAATTTAGATATTGTATACAATGGTAATTATGACAGTGACTATGTTTGGCTAGTTGATAAAAATATCAAAATATATGATAGTTTTCCTTGGTGGTTTAAACCAAGAGCAACAGATGTTGTGCAAGTTCACGAATTTCCATATGTGTATAAAGAAAGTAGAAAAGTCAAATCTTGGGATAAGATTAGATTAGTACCTACAAAAAGAAATGATAATGCTCCAAAGCAACACATACACATTTGTGGTGAATATGATGTATATAAAGGAAATCAAAAATTTGATGTTTTTTACATCGGATCTAATCAAAATGATATAGACGAATTAACTGTTAAAGTTCCTCATTTGCAAACCGTTGATACGTGGCATCAAGCACAACAACGCAGCTACACAGATATGTTCTGGGTAATTTGGGAAGATGTCAAAGTAAGAAATACCTTCAAGTTTAGTTATAAGCCAGATGAATGGAGTCATGATTTTGTACACGTTTTTGGCAATGGCGATATTGATACATTAGACGGAGTTGCATTATTTCCTAAGCACTATCCAATTACTGAAAAAGAGTTAAATCATCGATTCTATGTTAATAAAAAAGAAATAAGAATTATGGCAAGTGAGCCAAAGTCTTATGAACGATTTACTATTGATAATTTTGACGATTATCAAGCAGCATTGCAACACAGCGGTACTGATATGTTCTGGGGAGTACCCAGTGATATTGATATTGTAGACGATACTGTGTTTGATTTTTATATCAGTCATCACCAAAACTCTTTGAAACAAAAAAATCACGTATGGTTAAATCATAACAAATACAATGGTGTAATTTTATTCAGCAAACAATCTCCTGTTACACAAAAAGAAATTGAATATAGGTTTATAGCAAACAGAATTGAACACGATACAGTTGTAAGCAAACCTAAACCTTTTGATAAATTTACAATTAACAATTACGATGATTATATAACTGCATTAGAAAAATCTAAAACACATATGTTTTTAGGAATTCCATCAGATGTAAACGTTGATAACACTGTTGATATTGATGAATATTTTATGTTACAAGATGAGCTAGATACTGGAACAACACACTTGTTCTTAAATGACAAACATTATGACGGTGTTGTTTTATTCAGCAAGAGCAATACTGTTTCAGAAAAAGAAGTCGATCATCGTTTTTATACCAATAAAAAAGAACACAATTTAAAAGCAAGTTCTCCTAAACCATATCAAAAATTTGTTGTAAACAATTATGCAGACTATTTAAATGCTCTCAAAGAATCTCAAACTGAAATGTTTTGGGCTATTCCAAGCGATGTAAATGTGTGTGATGATTTTGATTTTGATTTATATTTTAGTTATCACAACAAATTTGATAGAGAAATCAATCACGTATTTTTAAATGGTGAGCATTATGATGGAGTAGTTTTACTAAGTAAAAAATCTTTAGTAACAGAAAAAGAAATTGACCACAGATTTTTTGTTAACAAAAAAGAATGGAAACAGATTGCAAGTTATCCTAAACCGTTTGAAAAATTTATTATTTCAGATTATGAAGATTATATACGTGCAAGAGAACAATCAAAAACAGGAATGTTTTATTTAATTTACAATGATTTGGATGTTGCCGAAGATTTCGAGTTTGATTTCTATATTACACACCATAATCAATACGAAAGAAAAATCAATCACGTTTGGAAAAACGGTGAATATTACGACGGTATTGCATTAACTTCAAAAAGTATACAATTAACAAAACACGAAATTGATTATAGATTTTTAGCAGTCAAAAAAGAATACAGTGAAGTTGCAAGTATTACTAAGCCTTATGATATTGTTTTTATCAGTAATGGCGAAATAAATGCAGACGAAAATTACAATAATCTTTTGAAAAAATATCCCAATGCTAAAAGAGTTGACAAAGTAAAAGGCATTCACCAAGCACACATTGAAGCAGCAAAACTAGTAGATACAAAAATGTTTTGGGTAGTAGACGGTGATGCACAATTATTAGAAGATTTTGAATTAGAACATCAGATAGCATATTATGATATTGATGGATTAAAAACTGTGTACGTTTGGCGAAGTTTAAATCCAGTGAACAACCTCATATACGGATACGGCGGTGTAAAATTATTACCAAGAGATTTAACTCTCAATATGGATGTAACTACAGCTGATATGACTACAAGTATTAGTAAAAACTTTAAAGGTATTAATCGCATGAGCAATGTAACAGCATTTAATACAGATGCATTCAGTGCTTGGCGAAGTGGATTTAGAGAGTGTGTCAAATTAGCAAGTAGAGCAATTGATCGTCAAGTTGATGACGAAACAACATTTAGATTAAAATCTTGGTGTTCAAGAGGTGATGATAAACCATTTGGAAATGAAACAATTGCTGGTGCATATGAAGGTGCAAAATACGGCATTGCAAACAAAAACAATCCAAATGCACTGGCTAAAATAAACAATTTTGAGTGGTTGAAACAGCAATATGAAAAATTGTATCCATTAAAAGAGGAAATTGATTTAGAATTTCTAGATAAAACAGAGGAAGAAAATCTACTAGAACTAAATCCTATTGTATCTAATATCTTCAAACAGATTGATAAAAAATTAGGAAAAAACTTTAATTATTCTAAAGGTAGTGTAAAATTTATCATTGAAAATGTAGGCGATATTTATTTTGATAAAGGTGGTGTAAAGATCAGTAAAAAATATGCAGATACAGAAATTCATGTAGATTTAAAAAATGCGTTAAAATCTTTGCAATTAGAAATAGATGTTTTAGATTTATACAAATCAGGCGAAATAATAATTGAAGGTGATACTGATATAGCACAGGATTTTTTTGCTCATCTCAAAGAATATGCATTACTAAAACAACATAATAATACTATTAACCTATACTGCATACAGTTGTCAAATTTCGTACAAAATAAAAACTTTAATCTGTCATTGAATATATTAGATTTAGGTATTATCAATATTGATAAAAACGGAATTACCGAAGGTGTCAAACAAAAAAAGAATACTATTACTTTAGATTTAGATACATTTAAAGAAATTTTAGGTAACGAATTAACAATTATAGAAGCTGCAACAGATGGTTTACTAGATATTCAAGGCGATGTATTGCAAGCAATTAGTCTAAATGAAGATTTTCGTTCTCAAAAAATGAATCAATTAGTTTAATTGCAGTATCTAGTTTATTGTAATTTGCTTTGTTACGCAGAGTGTTCTGTAATCCTTGATGCAAAGGTTTAGGCCATTTGTTAAATGTCACCCAAGCGTATCCGTCGTGTTCATCATTTAAAACAGGGATAAATTCATTATCAACTACAATTAAATAAGTGTGAAAATAAAAGTGTTGATCTTTACTAATAAAACTTTCTAAAGGTACAACTTTTTTTATATTTGTAACTTCACCAATTTCTTCTTTTATTTCACGCTTGAGACCTTGCCAAGGAGATTCTAAATCTTCGTTGGTGCCTCCGACTAATCCCCAATGATTTTTTGTTTTACCTTGTGTACGATGTAACAATAAAAATCTTTTGGTGCTTTTGGAATAAAACAATGCACCGCTGCAAATAATCTGGTTCATACAGTAATTAGCTTAAATAATAAGATCCCACGTGCCACTTGGATATAAACCATCTACTGCATACTGCCAATAATATTGATTGAAGTAAAATTGCTGATTTGTATTTAAATTTGTAACATACACAGTATCATCGGCTTCACTTGCATCAAAGACAATTTGCCAATTGTTTCCATCCCATTCTACAATGTCGTGTGTGTCAGCAATAAAATCCCTGTTGGTAGTGCCTTTCCAAGCATCTGCACCATCTTCATTGATGTAAAGAATATACCTAACTTCATCGTCAGGTCTTGGAGCATCTGCTAATCTTATCACTAGAGATCCATCAATTGTTTCTTGTGTAGCTACGTCAGTTACTCTTTCGTTATTTACATAAACATCAAAATCATAAACTCTGTCTGCATCTACTTCTGTTTCAATTCTAGTTGTACTGCCTACAACTTTGTATATTCTTTCAATAGCACCACCAATTGGTTGCAGCAATAGCAGTCTTATACCTGTTTGTTTTATATCAGCAGGATTAAAATTTCTTGGATTAATTATATAATCTATCGTGCCTCTATCTGTAACACCTTCTATTACTGTATCGTTTGGTATAGTGTCTATATCAAAATCTAGAGTTATTGTTTTTGCATCGTTTGAAATGTCAAAAGTAGCAACAATTGGTGTTAATAATTCTGCCCTTTTTAATCTAATTTGACTTATACCAGGTTGGAATTTTGCTGGTGCTTCGGCTTCTAAAACATTATACCAATTAATGTCTCCTATTCGTGCTGCATTTCTTCCTAATCTTACTAAACCGTCTTCTACGATAATATCAAAATTTCTATAGCTTGCTGTGTGAACATTAGCTAAATTTAAATTGCCATCCGTGGATGTTTTAATAACTGTAGCACGAGTATCTTCTGGTTTCAACTTGTTATAAACTATATTACCATTGCTGTCGTAAACAGCTTCATTTGGAGTGGCAGGTGTTTGAGTTATTACTGTTCCGTCTGGAAGAACAACTGTGCCTACACCGGCTTTTGAGGTATCTCCTGTGTCTGGATTAAAGCCATCTAGTTCAATAGTACCTGCATCAAAATTTAACACACTGTTGATAATTTCTGTGATTACACCTAATTTTTTCACTTTGGTTGGAGGTGAAATATATACTGGTGCAATAAAACTCAATGTTGCAACATCAATTTCAGACTCTGTGCCTGTTGGTATACTTCTACTACTAAAGTTGATATTTTCTAATTGTAAAACACTCAAACTTGTCCAGTCAACATAATTGTCATTGGTTTGAAATTCTAAATCAGGATTAAACAACATAAAAATTTGTTCTAAAATTTGTAATTTTTGTTCAGTGTTTGAACTCCACAAATCTACATTAACACCAAGCGTGTAAGGAGTAGGATGTAACCTTTCTACAGTATAACCAGAACCTTGATTGGTAGTATACTGTTGCGTCTCAGTATTGAATTCACGTTCTTTAATATTAATTTTACTTACAAAACTACTGTCACTTAATCTTGCTCTGTCCATTTGCATACTAGTAATGTATACACTCATACGAGGAGCACTAGGCATTTTGTTTTCACTGTTTTCTCTCATGATATTAGCAACTTGTCTTGTAAGATCGCCATATGTAACAGGAACTTCTCTTAAGTCACCATCGCCATCTTTGTAACTAAAGTTGCTAAACGCTCTAATTATTTGCGTAAGATATCTTCGTATCTGTCCATCATAAAAATATTGCATCAGTTATCTGCCTTAGGTCGTAACGCTTTACTCAGTGATTGACGTTCTGTGACATCTTCACCAGCAATGTTATTTACAGAAGTATTGTTAATAAATGTGCCTTTTAGAGTATCTTTTTGTAAGTTAGGTGTAAGTGTAGTACGTACTTTATCTTCTACTTTGCGCCAACTGTTGCCATCAAATCTAAAAAGTCTGTTTGGTACAAAATCTGTTCTCAAAAAATAATCTCCTTCGCCGCTATCGCTAGGAAACCCTATTCCTGTTCCAAATGGCGATCCATTTGGAGGAAATCCGTCTCCTACTAGATAACCAGGATATCCTGATCTTGGCGCTGCGTTTGTTATTCTTGATACTTCGATATTTGCATCTACTAATGTATCTCTATCAACTGTTACAAGATCAACTTCGCCATTATCTTGTACAGTGATTGTATAAAAATGACTTGTATCATATCCTGCTGATGGAGTATTTTCTTCTGCTTGCGCTATGATTGCATCATTTATTTGCATTTCTTTATCGTATGTAGACATTATATCACGCAATGTATTACCTTCTTCATCGCCAGCTGGTAAATCTAAAATGTCTTTGTATTCTTGGCTATCATATATTTGTTTTAATTTTAGTCTATACAAATGAGGATACCAAGTTTGACTAAAACCTTCTGCTGCTCTGTTTACATCTTCTACTACATAAAAACGTTTTAATGCTACACTATAATCATTAAGTGCATATTCGTCATTTAAGTGAGGCAATTCTATAACATCACCGCTAATAATTTTTCTACCCAATGTTTTTACGCTACTGTTAATATGAATAGTCATGAATAACGTATCGTTGCTTAAAAATAAACCAAATTGACTTAAATCAAAATCTTGATCTTGAACATTGTAATGTCCACGCAATGTGTAAACATCTTCGTCATATTTTCTATCTCTGTTTTCAAGAAACAACAAGTCTTGAATATTTGTTACATCTTGTTCTGCGTACACAGGTTGTTCTTCTGTAATGTCATCGCCTGTTGGATTTTTAGTGCCTATATATTTGTGTATAAAAAGGTCAGTTCCACCTACAGTGAACTGCTCATAGATGATTTTATCTAAGAATTCATAATCGTTTGTTTTTGTTGGTCTATATAAGCTTATACGTGGCATAGTTATATTTATGCGATAAATACTATTGGAGAACGTCATGGCAGATAGCAATTTAGTAACACAAAAACAAGAAATATTTGATTATGTAAACGCTTTTTTAGGCGGCGGTATGATTGATGTAGAACTTGATCCTATTCATTATGAGACAGCATTGACCAAAGCATTAACCAAGTATAGACAACGTAGTGAAAACAGTGTTGAAGAAAGTTATGTTACAATTAAATTAAATCAAGATCAAAATGTTTACGAGTTGCCGCAGGAAATTATTGAAGTACGTAAAATTTACAGACGCAGTATCGGTAGTAGGTTAGGTGGCAGTGCTGACGGCGGCAGTTTGTTTGAACCATTTAACCTTGCATATACCAATACATATTTGTTAGCAGGTAGTGGTATTGGCGGTCTTGCAACATATGATTTCTTTGCACAACAACAAGAATTAGTAGGACGTATGTTTGGCAGTTTTATGGAATTTAAATGGAATCCGGCTACTAGTAAATTAACAATACTACAACGTCCAAGAGCTGACGAAGAAGTCTTATTGTTTTGTTATAACTATCGTCCAGATATGCAATTGCTAAAAGATTATAAAGCAGTGCAATGGATAAAAGATTATACACTTGCAAGTTGTAAATATATGCTAGGTGAAGCACGTAGTAAATTTAGCACAATTGCCGGACCTGGTGGCGGAACAACACTAAATGGTGATACTCTTAAAGCTGAAGCACAAACTGAAATGGAAAAACTAGATAATGACCTGCAAATGGCAGTAGCAGGCGGTACTGGCTATGGATTCTTAATTGGATAATATTAAAAAAGTTGTTTCCGGTGGATGTAGTTTTACAGCTGGAGCAGAACTAGCAGATTTTAGCCCTATCTGGCCTCCTTCGGGATGTATTAGATTTAAAGGTGAATCTACTTGGGCACATTGGGTGCAAAGAAAATTATATACAAATGCAACAGTTGATAATGTAGCTATGCCAGGAAGTGATTTTGGAAGTTGTGTTAGAAGGGTAATATTCCACATAGACAATTTGTTAAAATCATACCAGCCACAAGAAATTGTTGTTTTAGTAATGTGGACAAGTCTTTTGCGTAGAGAATACCCTCGTATTTTACCAAAAGACTCTATTCCATACTATACAGATGACGAAGATAAATTTTGGTGTTCTTTACCCTCGGATGCAGAAGGACACATTGGATTCCACCAGCGTGTAAAAGAACAACGCAAAAATGTTTTATATGACGAGCATCTCAAAAGAACAGTGACAGATTTCTATAGGAAACGTGCAGAAAGTACAAACATAATATATTATCCTTTACAACAAATTGAATATCTAATCAGCTATTTAAATTTACAAAATGTAAAATTTTACTTTACATCTGCTTTTGACGACTTTGATAGATATGTGGATTTAGAAAGAGAACCTAATATTTTTTTAGATGCTATGGTAAAACGTTTAAATTTAAAAAACATAATACATAATGAAAATAATCTTGGATTTTCAGAGTGGGCAAAACAAAATGGATATAAATGTGGTCCGCAAAGCCATCCGCTAGAGGCAGCACATAAACATTGGGCAGATAAATTTTGTACGTTTATTGAAAATCAAAGATCATTGTCGTGAACATACATTTGCATCAGTGCATAATGTAAAACTTTCATAAGATCTTTACGTGCATCTTCGGCTGTGCCTTTTTTACCATATCGTTGTGCATACTTGAGAACATTACCAATACAAAAACCAGTACCATGTCCACCGTCAACAATAAATTCTGTTGCTTGAAATTTATCTTTTGCGTAGTGCTGACCGTAAGTTGAATCAATATACTTTGCAAATTCTGCGATATATTTGTCTTCGTCAAATTTATAATTGATACTCATATGTAAACCTTTTTTATTATAATATAATAAGTTATTACAAAAGTCAATAGAAAAATACGTGTATAACTTATCTAAAACCCTCAAATTTCACCAAATCTGCTAAATAATAGTAATAAAGAATTTGACCCATAGGAGAAATAACATGGCTTTAACATCACCAGGTGTACAGGTTAGCGTAATTGATGAGAGTTTTTATACTCCGGCTGAACCAGGTACAACACCTATTATCTTTGTAGCAACTGCTCAAGACAAACTAAATGGAGCAGGTACAGGCATAGCACCAGGAACTACAAAAGCAAACAGCGGAAAAGTTTATTTGATGACTTCACAAAGAGACTTGGTAGAAACATTTGGAGATCCAACTTTCTACACAGATTCAAATAACAATCCGGTAAACGGTGGAGAGCAAAACGAATACGGCTTACAGGCAGCTTATTCATATTTAGGAGTAAGTAACAGAGCGTATGTTGTAAGAGCAGATGTTGATTTGGCAGGCATTTCAGCAAGTGCAAATCCTACTACTGCTAATCCAGAAGATGGAACTTGGTGGTTTGATACTTCAACAACATTGTTTGGTATTCAAGAATGGAATTCAGCAGCAATCACAACAACAGGTGGACAAACATTTAGCAACAAAAAACCTATTGTGATTACAGATTCAACACAACTTGTAGGCAATTCGGCAACAGCCGCACCAAAAGGGTCAGTTGGTGCAGTTGGCGATTATGCAGTGCGAGCAACATCTACAACAATTAAAACATATTATAAAAACAAAAGCGGAGCGTGGGTAGAAGTAGGAAGTGCAGCTTGGAAAAAGAGCTGGCCATCAGTTACAAGCACTTCAGGCGGTACAACAGGAACTGGTGAAACCTTTACACTAAATGGTACTACTGTAACAACAACAGGTACATCACTTAGCGATTTAGCAGGTGATATCAATACTGAGGCTGTAGCAGGTATCACTGCTGCTGTTGTAGATAACAAATTGGAAATTTACAACGACGGTACAGGACAAGATACTGTTGTCTTAGTTGACGGTACAGGAACACCGTTAGCAGACGTTGGCATTGATGCAGGTACATATTACAATACTTCACTTACAATTGCACCACACACAAGTGTGCCTGAATATAAATCAGGTGATAGCAATCCAAGACCAACAGGAAGTTTATGGATCAAAACAACAGAGCCAAACTTAGGTGCAAGTTGGAAAGTTCGTAAATGGAACGGTTCAACAGAAACTTGGGACTTAACATCAGCACCAATTTACGGTGATAATGCAACAGCAATTCAAAAGTTAGATAATTCAGGCGGCGGTGCAAACCTAGGAGCAGGTTCTCTATATGTAAAATACAATGCGGCAGCCGATACACCAGAGTTGGCATCTTACTTTGTATATGTAAGAGCAGCGTCAGGTGCAACAAATATTGTAAGTAGTAAAATTGACGGAGATACATTCACTGCAGGCGCATTAACATTTACTGTTAGTGAATCTGTAAAAGGTAGTGCCACAATGACAACACCTGTTACAGCAACATTTACAGCAACAGAAGCAGCT